GCAGAACAGATACAAGAAGTAGAATACATCGTTGAAGAAAAAGACGGTGGTGGAAAAGATATGAAGATTCGTGGAATCTTCATGCAGGCAGACATGAAAAACCGTAATGGTCGTGTCTACCCAATGAACGTGTTGACAAAAGAAGTCGCACGTTATAATAAAGAATTTGTTGCTGAAGGTCGTGCGTTTGGGGAACTGGGTCATCCAGAAGGCCCTACTGTCAATCTTGACAGGGTATCGCATATGATTACTAAACTGGAAGCGGATGGAAAGAACTTTATTGGTGAGGCGAAACTGCTCTCAACTCCAATGGGGGAAATTGCGAAAGCACTAATCAAAGATGGTGGTAAACTTGGTGTCTCTTCAAGAGGTATGGGTTCACTGGAATCTAAGGCCGGTGCTAACTATGTGAAAGATGATTTTTATCTTGCCACTGCGGCAGATATTGTTGCAGACCCTTCTGCACCTCAAGCCTTCGTTGAAGGTATCATGGAAGGTAAAGAATGGGTTTGGGATAATGGACTACTTAAAGAGGTAGAGATTCAAAACATCAAAGACGAAATCAATGAAGGGGTAAGACAAAGAAACAGTAAAGTTTCCGCACTTGCCTTTGCAAAGTTTTTGTCAAAACTTTAATCATTATAAATATGTTAAGATAACAAACCAAGGAGAAAATCCCAATGTCAGATCTAGACAAGACAATTGAGGAACTGGAAGCAGAGGTTGCTGCGGAGCTTGAAGAAGCTGCACAGGACGCCCCAACAAAGGGTGCTGCTAAAGGTGAATCAATGGATAAAGTTGAAGGGGAAGTTCAAGACCTAGGCAAAGCTGTTGTTGACCCAGAAGAGAAGAAAGGCCCAGACGCTGCAAAAGCAACAAGTCAGGCCAAAGATGCTCAGACTAAGGGTGCAAAAGACGCCGGTGGTGCTGATGAACCAACCAAAATCAAAGAACCCCTTGCTGCTGGTGATCAAGTAGATCACGATGGTGAGGAACTAGAAGAAGGCAAGATGACTAAGGCAGAAATGATCAACGCCATGTATGAGAAAATCAAAACAATGGAAAAGATGAAAGCCACAGACATTCAAGCCGCTTACGGTGCAATGATGAAAGATTCAGTGCATGGTGAGGAAGAAATGGATGAGTCTACTCTTGATGAAAGACTTGCATCTGTAGATGTATCTGAAGATGTTACCGCTCTTGTCGAGGGTGAGGAACTTACTGAAGAATTCAAAGAAAAAGCATCCACAATTTTTGAGGCTGCTGTTAAGTCTAAACTTCGTTCTGAAGTCGAAAGAATTGAGTCTGCAAAGACACAAGAAGTCGCTGAAGAAATCAACAGAGTGCGTGATGAGTTGACTGAAAAGGTTGACGCATATATGAACTACGTTGTAGAAGAGTGGATGAAAGAGAATGAAATTGCAATCGAAAGAGGTCTCAAAGGTGAGATTGCTGAAGATTTCATTTCAGGTCTTAAATCACTTTTTGAAGAACATTACATTGATGTTCCAGACGAAAAGTATGATATTCTAGGAACTCAGTCTGAAAAGATTGACGAACTTGAAGCAAAACTCAACGAACAGATTGAAAAAACTGCTGCAATGAAAAAGCAGAATGACCAATTGGTTCGTGAGAGTGTTTTTGCAGAGGTTGCTACTGATCTTGCCGATACGGAAGTAGAAAAGTTTAAGTCTCTTGCAGAAGATGTAGATTTTACAGATGAAGGTTCTTTCAGAAGTAAACTCGACACGCTTAAGGAAAGTTATTTTCCAAAGGCAACCACTATCGCTGAATCTGTAGACACTGAATCTGATGGTTCTGAGTCTTTCGATACAACTGGTGCAATGTCTGCTTACATGGCAGCAATCAGTAAAAATGTAAAGCGGGCAAAAGACTAAGGTTGCGGAAAAATATTGTTCCAAAAATCTAGTTTTTATAAATATTATTAGAAAACTCAACAAGGAGAAACAAAATGTTCAAAACAGAACATCTACAGGAGAAGTGGCAACCAGTCCTAGAGCACAATGATCTTCCAGAGATTAAAGACTCTTATCGTAAGGCTGTAACCACAATCATCCTAGAAAACCAAGAAAAAGCACTTCGTGAGGACAGATCGTTCCTTGGAGAAGCTGCACCAACTAACGCTACAGGTGCTAGTGTAGATAATTGGGATCCGATCCTAATCTCTCTAGTCCGTAGAGCAATGCCAAACCTTATCGCTTATGATATTGCTGGCGTTCAACCTATGACAGGCCCAACTGGACTTATCTTTGCAATGCGTTCACGCTATGCATCACAGACAGGTACAGAAGCATTCTACAACGAAGCAGACTCAGATTTCTCTGGTGCTGGTACACAAGCTGGTACAAACCCTGCTATCTTGAATGACACTCCTGCTGGTACATACACCAATGGTACTGGTATGACAACTTCTGCTGCAGAAGCATTGGGTGACTCTGCTGGTAACTCTTTCGCAGAAATGGCGTTCTCAATCGAAAAGAACTCTGTTGAAGCAAAAACTCGTGCCCTTAAAGCAGAATACACAATGGAACTTGCACAAGACCTTAAAGCAATCCACGGTCTTGACGCAGAAACAGAACTTGCTAACATTCTTTCTGGTGAAATTCTTAACGAAATCAACAGAGAAGTTGTTAGAACTGTTTACACATCTGCTAAAATCGGTGCCCAAACTGATACTGCAAACGCTGGTATCTTTGACATGGACGTTGATTCAAACGGTAGATGGTCAGTTGAGAAGTTCAAAGGACTTATGTTCCAAGTTGAGAGAGAAGCAAACGTAATCGCTCAACAGACTCGTAGAGGTAAAGGTAACATGATTATCTGTTCTTCTGATGTTGCTTCTGCACTTCAGATGGCAGGTGTTCTTGATACATCTCCTGCCCTCAACAACAACTTGAATGTTGACGATGCTGGTAACACTTTTGCTGGTGTTCTTAACGGACGTTACAAAGTGTACATTGATCCATATTCTGCGAATGCCGCTGACAAGCAGTTCTTCGTAGTTGGATACAAAGGTTCTTCACCTTATGATGCCGGTATCTTCTACTGCCCATACGTTCCATTGCAAATGGTTCGTGCAGTTGGTGAGAACACATTCCAGCCAAAAATTGGTTTCAAGACACGTTATGGTCTTACTGCAAACCCATTTGCTGGTGGTGCTACAGTCAGAAGTGGTGCAATCACTGCTAACGACAACGTATATTACAGAAGAGTTCAAGTTACGAACATCATGTAATAATAATAAGAAACTTGTTTCTGAACTTGGGGGAGGGCTTTTGCTCTCCCCCTTTTTTCTTTATAAATACTATAAAGGAAGAAAACTATGGTAAAACTTAATCCACTTGCACGACAACCAAATAATCTAGACTTTGCATCACCGACTCAGTTTAGATTTAATTTGTTGAAAACACCTAACGTAGAATATTTTGTTACATCTGTAAACTTGCCTGGCATTAGTTTTAGTGGTGAAGCAAATATGAATACACGTTTTAAGAGTATTGCTCTAATGGGAGATACACTTGAATTTGAAGATTTAGAATTAACATTCCTCGTGAATGAAGATTTATCAAACTATCGTGAAGTACATGATTGGATTACTGGAATTGGATTTCCAAAGGATACTGAACAGTTTAGAACTGCATCTTCAGAAAATTCTGAATTAAGACCTAATACATCAAGTTTAACTAATCCCAATACTATGGCTTCTGATGCAACCCTTACACTTCTTACAAATAAAAATAATCCAACACTCAGAGTGAATTTCAAAAATTGTTATCCTAACTCTCTTTCTGGATTGACATATAATACACAGGTTACTGACACAGAACAACTAACGGCAACTGCAAGTTTTAAATACGATTTTTACGAATTTGAAACTTTATAAATATACCGAGCAGACAATGGTTGACTTGGACAATCATAGTTTGAGTCTCTTTTAAAGAGATAATATAGTAACGCAAGTTACAACCCACTCTGCTCACTTTTATTATTAGGATGTGAAATATAATGACACTTGAAGAACTACAGGCTCAGGCCGCAAAAGACTTAGAAATTGACAATATA